AAAATTAAGATTTTGCATTTCGTCTACAACAATAATACAATTATCAAGTGTAGTACCACGGATGAAAGATGTACTCCAGAACTTAATACTTTCTTGTTGCTTAAGATTACCATAAAGCATCTCAAATTCAGAATCATTAGACATTTCAAACATATACTTTACCATATTTTTATATGGAATTTGGTAAAGACTTGATTTATCTTCATGATCTCCTGGAAGGAACCCAATTTCTCTAGTAGCAACAAGAGATCTTACAATTACTACTCTATCATAGGGTGTCAATTCATTCAACACATCTTTTAAGGCAAGATACAAAGAGCAGAAGGTTTTTCCTGTTCCTGCACAACCATAAACAAATAAATGTTTTTGTTCGTTATAAGCATCAAAAAGTTTTTTTTGATTTTCTGTAACTGGTTGAACGTTGACTAACCTATCTGAATTGATTGGTTTTTTTCTTTTCATTTGCTTTGATGATGTGTTGCTAATACTACCAATGCCAATAGATTGGACTTCATGATTCCTTCTTTTTCTTGCCATTAGATTTTTAAGGTTTAGATTTTTTTGACTGTGGATTTAGGTGCTTTACTTGCATTATCTAAAACAGTATTCCATGAAGGATGTTTAGAGATCAACTTATTCCGCCAATCACCAACTTCTCCTGGGGTTGCACATCCTTGACTCCAATCTCTAGTCCATTCGGGATTGTCCTTATACCACTGAGTGATATCATGAACACTCATTTCAACCTCTTTAGTCTCACCAGTTTCCTTATGTATCAATGGATATATTGCCATAATTTACAATTATTTACAGAGTTATTTATTCTAAAGTAATAGATGAAGCATCAATACAATCAGGGCAAGATGGACTTCTTTCCCATTCTAGTGCTTCTGCTATAGTTGGAAACTGGCAACAGAATATACACTTCACTGCCTCAGCAACCTCCATGTGCTCTCTCTGAGTGCCGTGAGCACTTCTAAGGTCAATGTAGTGAATCCAACTACGAACACTCCCTGACATGTATAGACGGGTCTGTGTTGCCTGTGGGAGCACGAAACGGGCACATTCCTTTGCGACACCGGCATCCAACATTCCCTGATAAAGTAAAATTGCGTCTCTGAAATGATCTTCAATTTTGGTCTGAAAATAAATACTCAAATCTGCTGGAAGATCATCTGTTGAGTTCTGACGATTTTTAGTATCCTGCCTTCGCAATTCTGGAATTGGAAGTTCTAATTGTAGTTCTGTACTATCGGCATACCTCTGACTAAATTGCTGAAAAGTAAAACTCCGATGACGGAGGATTTGCGTAGCAATCGCAAGAGAGGTATTAATCTCAACTGTAAGGAATGCATGTTCAAAGATGCTCCAATGTTGATTCTTAATACAATACTTAAGAAGACCTTTAAAATTAGAGTTTTCTTGATTTTTTGGATTAGATACTCTAGCACAATAAGAAATGTGCTTTTCTGCATCAGGTGTTGTTGAGATAAATTTAACTGTCGGTTTCATGTGTATATCCAAATCCTTTTTGTTTTCTTATAAGTTTTTTACAAGCAAGTCCAAGCAAAGCACTATCAAGTGCTTTTTTCATATAAACAATCTCCTCTTCAGAATAAAGATGAGGTGTCTTAAGTGCTTTTTTAATTAGTCTAATGGTTTCTTTATATCTCATCAATCATCATCTTCAAACACTTCATCATAATCACTAATATCTCCAATATGTGGAGCAATATTTTCATAAGAATATGAATTTGCATCTGAATAAACTTCTGCCTTTAGTGATTGAACAAGAAGTTCCATATTCTTAATCAAAATTTTAAGTTTGTCTTTGTTCATATTTAAAAAATTATCTCCAATAAAGTATAAAACACAGTATCAATATTGTCAATGACCTATCTTTCAATATAACTTAAAGTATGAGATTGAGAATACAATTGCTCAATTATCATTTCACATCCAATTTTTGGATCAGAATCTCCACAAGTATAAACATCTGCTGCTGCTGTACCATTTTCCGGCCAAGTATGAATACTAATATGACTTTCTTCCAATAAACAAAGAACAGTAACACCTTGAGGTTCAAACTTTTTAGACATTGTATTAATTACAGTTGCCCCACTCACCTTAGCAGCACTTTCTAACAAATTAATAAGATATTTTTCATCATCCAAAAGAACAAATGAACATCCTTGCAAATTTAAAAGATAGTGCTTACCCATTTTTTCTTTTTTTATTCTCTTTAGGTTTTATACCATACATTTTTGGATTAATAGTTCCTGTTGTATATTCAATTGACTTTACATTTTTGTAACGGTCATAGTAATAATCAAAAATATTCACACTAGAATTAGACTGAACTATATCATAACACAAATCTTCTTGATAAAGATATGAGACTATATATGAATTTAGTGGGAGTGTCTTATCTTCTGCTAAATTTAAGGAACATTTCTCATGAATAATTCTCATACACTCCTCTTAGTAATATTATTCTCCCCAATGGATATCAGGAAATGCTTCCTGAACCACTGGTTTTGTGACTTTAAATCTTTTATGTAGTCCTTTATCTTTTATTAAACAAAGAATTTCTGCCTCTGATGAATGAAGAGATTCAAGAAGTTGAATAAACACTGACTCTCTCTTAACCATAGGCAAATCTGTCACTCCTTTTACGAAGTGATCAAATTTTCTCCACTCACTAGTTAACCTAGTGTGCTCTGTTCCAATTGGAGCATCATTTGGAGTATAAGGAACTTCTCCTTCTGGAAAAACACATTCCACTCGATTATCAAAATTCCAAATCAAAACTGCCCTGAGTGCAGGAGTATCATAATGTCGAAGAATTTCAATCTTCTCATCTCTTGTTTTTGCGTTTGACGTTCTCTGAATAACTTCAGACACCAATTGATCTGGTGGTAATTTCATAACTCAATCTCCATTTTAATTTTAATGTTTTAATCTTCGCAATCTTCTTCTTCGGTTTCGAGTTGTTCGAATCTAAAGGCTATAATCTCATCGGCAATAATATTGCCATTTGCATCATAAAATTCTGGATGTAAATTTTCAGGTCTTTGTGACCAAACATGTTCTCTATATATCCATCCAAATAATGTCCCAAGTACTAATGCCATAATAAAAAATAATACAGTAAAAACTAGGGTAATTGCCAACATTTGTCTCTCCTGAATTACTTTGATTTTCGTACATCCAAGGAAAATCTAAAACAGATAGTAATTTCTCTAGAAAAAAAATTAACCATCTTTTCAAAACCCAATAAAAAAGTTTTCTTTTCAGGAGGTTTTCTCCTTAGAACTAACTCAAAACCTCGATTGATACCGAGATTGTTAAAATTATTTAGGTAACTCATTAAATAATTTTTTGGGTTTTTAGATACATTACAGTATCTGAGCACCCTCCAAGATGAGTATCATCATTTAATACCACCTGAGGAAAAGTAGATCCTTCTCCAAACTGTTCATAAAATTCTTTCTTATTAAATTTTGTTCCAAGAATATATTCTGAAACCAAAAATCCTTTTTCAACACTAAGTTGATTTAATATAACAAGAATTTTTGTGCAATATGGACAACCGTGTTTTGAGTAAACTGTAAATTTCATAATTATTAAAATCCTAAATGTTTTGATCGTACAAAATTTAAATCATATTTTGAACAAGAAATGGGAGTTTCTTGTTCAGGAAAGGGAAGTAAAGAAGGTGAACATGTCCTCCAATTTGGACCCCATTTCTCAAACATATATTCAAAATTTTGAACATTAATCTTATCTAATTTTTCACAAAGTTCTGGACTTTTTTTCTTAGTTTGACTTCCATGAGTATAGTATTCATCCTTTTCCCCAGTACCATGATAATACATTTTATCAACCGACATAATTTTTTTAATCGGTTGATGCATAAATCTCATGATATAATCCGCATCTTCACAATAAGCTGGATACAAATTTTCATCAAATAGTCCAAATCTTTGAATAATATGATCTCGAATTAAAAATAAATCCCAACTACCTACACCAAAATCTCCTTTGTTTCCATGAATCATTCCAATATCTGGATCTCCTTCAGTGATGCTGACCATCTCTTCTAAAAATCCATGACCAAAGGCAACGTCATCATTTACAATAATCCAATATGGAGAATTCATATAACATTTTATAATTAAATTCCAAGCACCAGATACACCAAGATTGGATGGCATATGACATACTTTTATATTTTTAACATAATTATGTTCAATTTTGGTAAGAGCATTTAGACCTTCATCCAATTCACCTCTTCCATTATTATTAATAATCAAAAAATTGTCTACAGGATAATCAATACTCATTAAAAGTCTTGATACCCAATAACAACTATTAACAACTGCTGTCCCGATAATTGGTATAGACATATATTAACAAATATTATGATTGTCTTCTTTTGTATCAAAGAAGAACATCTGCCATAATCTACAATTTTCTAAATTATATCCAAAATATTCTGAAGCAGCATGAATATTTCCTCCATTAAAAATAACCAATCTATTAAAGACATTGCCAGCAACATCAACTGGTTCATAAGGAGTTTTATCCACAAATGTATTACCATCAAAAACTTCATCAAGTCTTGGGTCGGAGTTATGTCTTGCTCTAGTTTTTTTATGAGCATACATTGTTGTACCACATTCAAATGGAGCATCAGGAGTTAAGTATATCATACCTGCCCATTTTTGAAAATCGCAATGATAAACTAACTTTTCTCCTGCCCAATTATGCTGAAATCTTGCATTCATTCCATGAGATTCCCATTCGGTAATCGTCATTCCCATAATTTCTTCAATTGTTTCTTTCAAACCAGGAAAGAAGTATTGTTTACGAGTTCTTCTTCCAATATATCCAGGATCATCAAAGAACTCTTGCTTTAATGCATATTCTCTAACTGCATGTGGGTCAGCATAAAAATCATCAACTATCCATACTGAATGTCGTCTTTTCTTTTTACGATTGACTCTAAAGTAAATTTGCTCTGGATTTTGTAATTCTACAATATTCATGATTCTAAAATAACTGTTTTTGCATTTTTAATCGATTCATCAGTATTTTTAATCATATTGATGATTTCTCTGCTCACTAAATCTGGATGAACCCACCAATCTTCATAATCTCTCCAATCATTAGCAGAAACATTTGAAACTACCAATTCATATCCCAAAGAAGTAAGATATTCTCTAGAGTTATATTTAATAGATTCACTTTGATCACTATAAAAATCATGCTCAAATGTAATCACAGCAAACTTAAATTGATCAAAAGGAATTTTTCTAAGAATATTATAAGTAACCTCTGGAGGATCACAATCGATTTGCAGATAATCAATTGTTCCATTGTCAGTTAGATCACTCAAAATTTCATTATAATTTACTTCTAGAGCATCTGCAAGAATGACCTTATTACTTCTATTTTCAGCAAAATTATTTACAAAATCCTCATTAATATCTAAAGATATTCCTTTCCATTTATATTCCTTTTCAAGAAGTGCCGTATTATTTCCATAGAATGGATCTGCAGATCCAATTTCAAAATATGTTCCACACTCTTTTCCATCCAGCATACTTAACACAAACATATCCTGATATGCTTCAGAATAATTATTTTGAATTTTTTCCGAATGTTTAAACTTATATTTTAATCTGTCAAATTCAGTATTACTATATGGAACAAACTTATAATTTTGATCAATTTTAAATAAATTATTGAAGCACAATCTTCTATAATAATTGGTAATTGGATAATTGGATAACAAATCTTTGAAAAGATTTCTTGACTCTTCGCAAAGTCCACACCACCAACCACTTACTGCTTTTTGAAATATAATTCCATAATATCCAGGATAGTTTACATTTGTAATCAAAGGTTTAATCAGTTTATCTCTACTAATAATCTCCCCAATAGATGCAATTAAATAGCAGTCATTCCAGCAACCATCTTTATTTTCACTTTCATGATAAACACTTAACAGATAATATGCTTCTGGTCTTTCTGGGCAAGTTGTAATTGCATTTTGAAGAAGTCCTTTCACTGTAAAATTTCTAGATCCCTGTCTAGTAAAACATATGGAAGCTCTTAGAAGACATTCATATCTTAAGTCATAATCTTCAGTTCTTTCAGATGCTCTTAGATAATATGATAGAGCAGATGCAGTTTGCCCGATCTCTTCATAATACAATCCTAAGTTAAAATTATTATCAAAATAATCTGGATTTTGAATATACGTATTCAATAATGAAGTTAATTTAACAGACATAATTAATTGTAAATGAAAGGTACAAAATTGGTATATGCTTTGAACTTATAATTTAAATGATCTATATTTTTTCCAACTAATTTAAAATTCCATCCAGCATCTTGATTGACTCCATTATCTACAATAAAAATATCTAAATTAGAAGTTTCTTTAGTTTTTTGAACAATCGAATCTCTAATTTTTGATGGAGTAAGATTATCAAATTTTGATTTATTGCACATAAATGGACAATTCCATGCAATATCATTTTGGTAATCATCACAAACTCTTAAAGTTGTTTCATTACCTAAAAATACCATGGGTATTCTTAAAATCTTTTCTGGAAGTTTTTGTATATTTCTTAAATAATAATCAATAATTGTTCTGTCTATAACTTCACAATCATCAGAAACAATGAAAATAGTCTCTTCATCAAATCTATGCAACACAGAAAGAAGAGCATCTCTTTGAATTCTTTCTTTGTCTGTATCTAATATTGAAAAAAGATTCATTCGAATAATTTGAATTTTATTCAGTGAATCGTCAATATTAGAAAAATCAAGTTGAGATTCTAAATTTGGATTTACAATTTCTGAGATGATAAATTTATCAACATAATCATAAAGATAATTTATTCTTGCCTCTAATAGTTCTTTTTCTCCAAAGTAAGAACAGAAATCTACAATTTTAATATTTTCCATTTATAAAATCAACAATTACATTTTGAGGAACTTTTAGTATATATGCTGCATTATCTTGGAACCCAAAAGAAAATAGAAAATCATTTCCAAGTTGTACCATTCCAGTGCAGAATTCAACATGAGCATCCATAAAAGAAAACTCTCTTGAATATGCAAATATATTCCAATCTTTTTTCCACACTATAAATCTATGTTTATAATGACCATCCTTTCTTCCTACTTCACTTTTGTCAAAATAAACTTCATGAGTAGTTGCAAAATGTAAATCTCCATAAGGAATTACATGAGATCCACCTCTTAAATCATTTGGAAGTTGAATATGATTTCCAGAGTATACAGTTTTAGATGATGAGGTTTCTGGAAAAACTTCTACAACTTCTGTAGGATTACCCCACTTAACATATTGATATGGATTATCAATAATTGGCATCCAGTTCTTTTCACAATAAGAATCTGGATTATTTGGAGCTTCGATTCTAACTCTTGAGATCTCTTTAACTGAATCTACTCCAACTTCAATCTCAGATAGTTCCATTCTACCTTGACCATTTGTTGTTGTATCCCGTCTAACTCCAGACATATACAACTTATCATCCCATCTAAAAAGTCTAGCATCTTCAAGACCTACAAAATCCCACATTGGTTCGTAGGTATCAAACTTAGACATATCAACTTTATTGAATCGAGTAATATTAAAATGCTCGTCCAATTCACAATAATAATTATCAGTCCTTAAATGCATATCATGTTCTGGATGAACATAAGTTAAAGGACCAAATTGATGCTGAAAGATCTTCTTTTCAGAATGATAAAAAGTATAATTAACATGCCTAATATTTACTAACAATTTATCTCCATCAAGATAAATTGACGGATTCATTAATCCAGTACCGTTTGTCAAATTTGATGGAATAATTAATGGGTGAATACTTCCACCATTATCCAAAGCAATCTTTGCTAAATGCATAAAAATTTAAATTCTCCAATTAGTATAACATAATTATTAAAATAGGCAATAAAATCATAAGTAATCCAATTAAAAGTCCCATAACTTCAATCAGAAAAATTATATTTTCAGTTTCCATTAAGATGCGTTATTTCTCCTTGACTTATACTTATAAAGATTTTTATTATTTTTTGGTTCGATCCATTCAATTATAGCATTATACCTTTCTTCTGTAAAGAAATCTTGGTTATAATACCATTGTTCCCAATCTAAATGTGCTTTAGAATTATTGCAAGATTTACAACAACAAATTACATTTTCAAGTAAATCAGTTCCTCCTTTACATTGAGGAATTACATGGTCAATTGTAAGATTTTTTGTGTCTCCACAATAAGCACAAATATGATTCCACTTTTCTTTTATAGATTGCCTCCACATTCGTTTTGCTTCTGATGATGAACTTGTATGTAAATGATACAAATAATCTGAAGAAGAATTGTAGAGTTCCATGTAGGAAAGCATCTAAGATTATTTATCAGTACTTCTCTAAACAATAAACTCCATTCTTCTCTACAATAGCAGAACATGAATCACACCAGTCCCCACAACACATATAAGTGATCTTACCAAACTGACGAATATTTCCCGAGTGAATATGACCACAGATAATTCCTGCATACTTCTTATCTCTTTGAGCACAAAAAACTGCAATATCATTCTCATAACGATTGATATAATCTTTACCCTTTATAGTATTCTTTAGATAATGAACCAAAGAAAACTGAAAGAAACGATTTAACCAAATGCTCAAAGGTGTTACAAACTCATATCCCCAATTAAAGATAAGTTGTTTCCAAGAACCAGAAGAATATTCTGAATACATATCTCCATGAACACACAAGAACTTATTTCCGTTGGAATCCTTGTGAACATATTCATTACAAATCAAAAGATTCTTGTGCTGAAAATCACAATACCTTCTCAACATTCCTTCATGATTACCAAGAATATAAATCACTTCTGTGCCTTTTTTGCATAGATTGAGAATTGTATGAACGCATTCGGTATGTTCTTTCTTCCATCTTGTATGATATCTTTCCATACAATGAATGTCTAGAATATCTCCAACCATTACAAGTTTTTTAGTTTTAAGTTCTTTCAGAAACTTTAAAAACTTTGTTGTATTACATCTATCGGTGCCCAAGTGAACATCAGAAATAAAAACAGTATCGTAGGTCATTTTAATTTTTTAGTTCCTATCTATTTAAGGATTTAACGGTATCTTTGCAACACTACGCTATTTTGCCATATCATTTGCACAATGAGATCTTTGTCCATCGGCAAGAACATAATGAAAAAATACTTGGTGATAATAAAGTCCTTCTTTTTCTACTGTTTTGCCATACCAAGTTCTCTTATATTCAGTTGGCATAGGGTCTCTCCAATGAGGTCTTTCACATCCTTTGTAAATCATTCCATCACCAGCAGATAAAATCACAGAACGATTTTCTCCTTTTTTTGAGATGATTGTTTTTTTCTTATCTGTATAAGTATCTGGAGTTTTAATCCAAATAGACCAAGGTTCTTTAAGATTGGTACTAATATGAGTTGTTACAGAAATTTCACAAGCATCACGATCTGCATGTTTTGATAATGCTTGTCCTGAAAAATAAAAACGATCATAATAATAAGTATTATAAAGTTTTCTTCCAAGTACTTTTTCTAATTTAAGACGAATTTCAGAATGAATAAAACGATATTGTGGATGAGTATAGACTGCAAGAGACCCTTCTACTTGTTGTTCTAATTCACAATAAGTAAATTGATCTAATTTTTTGCCCCAATAGTTAATTTGCCCTCTTTCTTCTGGAACCGGACGATAAAGTTCTTTTGAATCCCACAAATT